TCTCGGATCTTTGTGGCGCTGATAGCTTGGACATCTGGCGGGAGATGAATCTGCTCGACGTTGTAACCAACATCACGCCCATAGTACACACCACCAACGTTGCTGAAGCGTTGGACGCACACACGTCCTTCATAGTCATGCATAGCATCAAGGATGCGATCGCGCACTTCTGGATATTTGAATGGGTTCTTCTCTGATGTTGGCATGGCACGAACAAGGACGCGCACAATTGGATGCCTCTCCAACACCTGTTCGGCAAGAGCGCGATGGCCATCATGGAATGGTTGATAGCGCCCAATCATGATGCCAGCAGGCAGATCATTGTACATCTGCGCGATCCATTGCGCAACATCAAACTCATCCCATTCCTGGTTGCGTACGATGCAGTTTGCGTCTTTTGGCTTCTGATACAACTTGTTCGTATCAGAGAACCTGCCTTCCTTGATGGTGTCCATGAAGAACACATAGTGTGGTTGATAGATTGCTCTGATTTCATCAGTCGGAGCTACGAAGTCAGCAATGGTGATGGTCTTGTTAGCATCAGCCAACTCGCGCATCCTGTGAGCCTGGCGCAGTCGCCCCTCTGCGGAGAAGTCCCAATCATTGTTGATCTGGCGAACTTGATCTCCATTGTACCACTGCGAACCATTGAGTTGAGTATGCAACTCGCGAGCAAGTGTGGTCTTACCGGAGCCAGGAAGTCCTGTGACAAGAATGCGCATCACTGTTTCTTCTTCAAATAGGGATTGGGGATGGTCAACCACATAGCAAGATTGTAGCGACAACCAGACAACACTGGCGTCACTTCATGCGGTGCATTTGGGGCGTGCATCACGACGTCACCGAGACCAACATGGAACGATTTGTCTTCAACAATCAGATCACCACCAGTGTACTCGCCACCGAGACCAATGATGACAGAGACAACGCGATAGTCAGGAACAAGATCAGTGAATGCCTGTGGCTGGTCTTGGTGCTTCTCGAAGAAGCAACCTTCACTGTACTCATTGTAGATCACATTGTACTTGATCTGATCGTATGTCACACCATAGGTGTACATGATCTGGTACGCTGGTTCGATCACAGTCCTGATGTATGGATCGAGAATGTCCTTGATGATCTGATCATTGGCGTCACCGAGCCACACTTTACGTCGCGTGTGATCAACGACAGGGATGGCACCGCCATTGTTGGTAGGAACATAGACACGACCCCAGCGCATGTCGCGCGGAGTTGCGATGATTTTGTCAGCAGTTGCCTGATCAATCAGGTTGCTCGTCCACTTCAGACTTCCCAAATCTTGTCATCCTGAAAAGTGTAAGCCATGGTCTGGTAGCCAACATAGCCACGAGGATTGGCAATCACGTGCACTCCTTCGATCTCATACTCTTGACGAATGTGAGCGTGACCGTGGATCCAGATGTCTGCCTTGGCAACCAGATCCTGCATCAGTGTGTTACCGTATGCATAGACCAAATCATAGTCAGCATATGCCCTTGCGTAGTAATAGTCAGGCAGATGGTGGCTCACCACCACAGTCTTGCCTTCCCAACCAACATCAAGCCATGTGCGGAACTGTCCGCGATACCAAGCATTGAGCTTGACTACATCAGCAGCACGCAGTGTGTTGACGACGCCATCGCGATCACGATACTTGATCTGGCGATAGTCATTCATGCCTTGCTCGATGCGAGCCATGGTGTACGACGCGGATCCATCCATGTCCGTCCAGAGCGTACCACCAATGAACCGCACATCATCAATGATGCAGTAGTCGCCATCAAGGAAATACAGATTGTCGATGGAGTCCGCAACAGTACGCAGACCAACAATCACATCTTGATGCGTGCTGCCATAGAACTCATGATTGCCGGCGACATACACGATGGCTTTGAACTGCTGTGCCAACTCGCGCAGCTGCTCGACCGAGTCATCAGGATTTGTCCATACCAAGAAGTCACCAGCGATGACCAGGACTGTCTCCTTGTCGTCTTCGCGTGGAGTGACTTTGAGTTGACCGAATTCGCTATGAATGTCGGACCAAATGCGTAGCTTCATTGATTCACCGATGGAATTGATACCCACGTGACAAGGACATGCCTTATGCCACGCGTGATAGGAAGGACTTCGTGTTCGATGCTGCTATCAAAAGCAATAGCAACACCAGGAGTCGCGATGTGTCTCCTGAACTCCAGACCATCAGCGCCGTAGAACACGAGCTCTCCACCATCATACTGATTATCAAGTCCAATGGAAAGGGAAGCGACGCGCTTTCTTGGTACATTAGGACGCACATCACTGTGCTTCTTATAGAAGAAGCCCTTCTTGTATTTGAGGAATGTGGTGTAAGTGAAGTGTTGATTGCCAATGTCGAATGCAGGCACGATGACATCATTCACATATTGATCAACGCGGTCTTCGACCCATTGTGCTGCTACATCACCTTCTTCAACAAGCCTGTAACTTGGTACCACCCCTCCCGAGATGGCACCAAGCTTGTATGCACGAGGGATAGCGAGAATATCCTCGCATTCGGACAGCGTGAAGATGCTGTCCGTCTTGATTTTCTTCATTTAGCCACCGAAGTTCTTGAGCGCTGCCTCGAACTGATCCTGAATCTGCTTCAGGGTGTCTGCCTTCTTCTTGTCGAGACGTTGCTCGGCGAAGCGCGGGAGGAACAGCGAGTAAGTGCCGTTGCGTTCTGGCATGATTGAGTTGGATGTGACAGCAACGATGGAGCCCATCCAGTCACTCTTGAAGTTGGCAGTGATCTCATCACGCAGATCATCAGGGAAGCCAGACACGTTCACTTCCAGCTTGCCGTCCTGGCTCTCGCATTCAAGAGAACCGACCTTCCCCTCGAACTTGTTGCGACCCGGCTTGAAACCCTTGACACGCAGTTCGACAGTGACTTCCAGCTTGAACTTGACCTGCCACTTGGACGTCTTGTCTTCCCAGATGGCATATGCATCCTTCAGCACAGTGCCTTCTTCACCAGCCTCGAGACACTCGATGTAGTGGTCCTTGGCTTCCTGCACGGAGTAGACGCGCTTCGTCTTGATGCGGGTGATAGCACCATCGCCACGCTCAGGGAACATAGACTCCAGCACGTCCCAGCGCGCGTGATACGGAACCTTGTACGAACCACCAGCGACAGCAGAAGAGAGTGGGATCACGTCCCAAACCTTGTAGATCACGCGATGACCAGCAGGCAACGCGCCACCCTTCAGCAGCTTGTTGAGCATGCCGTTGGACTCCTGGCGCGGCAAGATATCCTTGCCCTTCTTGACGAGCAATTCGCCATGCAACTGTAGATCGCGCGGCTTCACCAAATCATCGCGGATCTCTTTGACGATCTCGTTGAACTCTTCCAACGGGAACGGAGAACCGTTGCGCGACATGATCGTGATGTTGTCGCGGTCCTTGATGTCGATGTTGGCAAACATGCCGTCTGCCTTCACCTGCGAGAACGCGCCATCGTGCCACTTGAACTCCTTGATCTTGGAGTCCTTGAACAGCGAGCAGCGCATGTACGGCACATCAGTCACCAAGTCCTTCCAGACCTTGTTGATCGTCGACGTGGAGAATCCAGACTTGACGTCGCGTTCGATAAGCATCTCCAAGAGCTCACGCTCCCAATCATGCTTGAAGGAAGCGGACAGTTGGCCAAGCCATTCCTTCGCAGCGTTGCCAGTCAATTCACGATCATGGAGAGTCGCGATGATCTCCGAAACGAGTTTGGCAGTGAAGGAGACCGTCGGACCAGTGAGCTTCTTCACCACTGGAACCTTGCTCTGGTAGAAATTGATGCGCGGCTCATAGCACACACGCAGGAATTCCTTCAGGTCCTTGTTGTTCTCTTGCTTCTGGAGGATGGCGAGTTTGTCGTTCTTGCCGGTTGCCTTGCGCACAGCGATGATGGTGTCGTAGACGGTCTTCATGTTGCGTCCGTGGTTAGAGATGAACGTAGTGTAGCTGGTCCCACCACCCAAACGCAAGGAAAGCGAGCATCGCGAGGACGATCAGCAAGCAAATCGACATCAGCACGCTGACGATGACGTAGGCAATTGCCTTGAAGATGAACCTGATCATTGCCGCGTTACCTCGTAGAGATCAAGGAGGACGATAGCGTCCGCCAAGATCATGATGGATGCCAGTATACACAGGAGGATCACCCACGCAAGGAAGGGATCCT